AATTTTGTTACGATGATTAAATAGAATTGTGCTATTTTCATTTTCTTTTTCAAATGAAAGTTTGATTTTGTTACCGCGCCTATATGCTAAGCAATTAATTGAATTAGCAATTGAACTTATAATTTCTTCAAATGACAAATTCAATGAATCGAAAGTATAACAAAATTCTGTTACAATTTCAGTTCCAAAATATTGTCTTATTTCTTCAACTGTATTATAAATACTATCAAAATCAATTTCTGCAAGTTGCCTATTACCAATATATTTATCTAAACAAATTGCAGAAATAATTTCATCAACTTGCTTAGTTATAAATAATTCAGTGCTAAACAATTCTCCATAAATTCGCTTTGGAATTTTGCGAGTTGCAAGCATATTTAATTTTCGTTCAGTAAGCTGTAAAGAACTTGAATTAGCAACCGTTAAAACTTGAACTGTTGTAACATTTCCAAAATTATTTTTTTCAATATAAGAAACTGAATACAAGTCTCTCCATTTTACTTCTTGAGTCATGCTCCAACCTTTGAAAAAATATGTTGAAGTTACTCTGTATGCTTCAACTTTGCATTTCCACCCATTAGGTAAAATATTATTTATAAATCCTGGAACACATTTTAACGTTCCTCCAACATTAACATTATTTGCAGACTCCCATAAAAGAATGATTGAAAAAGTCTCTGTAGGATAAAGAGGAACATTATTTAAATCTACAGCAGTTAATTCAACATTAATTGTTACAGGTTCCGGATACCTCGGATAATCATAGGTTGATTGCTCTGCATAAATACCATTCGGTGCTACAAAATTACACCAAATTTCCTTTGTATCTTGTTTATCAATATAAAAAGGACCTATTTTATTATAAACTCCTGAAATTGGAGCATTTAAAGTTTGTCCATTTACAGATGAATACCTGATGATATTATTAATTCTTAAATTAATAGGGTTACCAATTCTTAATATTGGTTCATTAAACGAATTAGGAGAAGTAAAAGGCGCATAAACTTCAACTGAAGTTCCTGTAATTTCTAAAACTGGAGTCGCATCTTCTTTAATATTTTCAAGTTCATATTCTCCTCTGCCAATACACATAAAAGAATGTTCAATTTCTACATTATGAATAAAAAACATATAAGGCAAAGCGATTAAATCAGGAATACTTTTTACTTGCCCATAAATATCAGGTATTCTTGAATTAATACGTTCTTTATTCGTTCTAGCAGAAAGTGCATTGTTTGAACTAGGTGCATCGCTTCCTTTTGACAATGAAGCAACTGTAGGAACTTTTGGTTTATTTAATAGAGTAATTGCAAGCGCAACTACTGTAACAATAGCCAAAATAATTGAAATAACATCACCGGGATAAATAACAATATAAAACGGTCCATCCATTTCAGAAAGATTTTTAATATCTTTTTCAGAAAATGGAGTTACATCGCAAATTTCGTTAACTTCTTTATTGTAAATTCTGGCATTTGAAGGCCAAATAGTAAAATGTTCTACCAAAAATTCCAAAATATTGCTATGCTCGTATTCAATCCAAGTATTAGGATCTAAAGAGTTTTCAGCAATAATTATTTTTGACATTGTAATATCTCACTTTTTTAAAATTTATCATAATTGTTTCTGCAAATGTCCATTCAACGCCTTTTGGCCCTATGTGTAAGATTCTACCATCTAACACGATGCCCACATGAGTAGTCTTGCGAGGCAAAATGAACAGCGCAATACAAGGTGAAACCGGCTTTTCTAGAGCCTGGAAAGCGCCTAGGAACTGCCGTAGTTCTGCCTTGTGGGCATTAGCGCGTCTTGAAGTGTAAACTTGTCCTATTAAATTTGAAATGTCAATTCCTGTTAAATCTTTCCAAACTTCAGCCGCAAAATGTGAGCAATTATAATTTTTTTCATCATATACTTTATCAAGGTATTTATCAATGCTCATAAGAAGCCTTTAAGCATTGGGAAACGATCTAACGAATAAATTTCACCTGTTTTATTGATATTCAAAGACGGCGCTTTTGCTTCAAAACTTGCACCTTGCTTGTTAAATGCAAAGGTTTTAATTTCAAGAACCAAAGGACCGTAAAGCACATTATCCAAATCATCACTTCTAAATGTTCGATATTTCACAATTGGCTTAACTCCAAAACCGTCATTAGCTTCAACCAAGTCTAATTCATTAGGAATTGTTTCGCCCAAATCACCAAAATCAAGTTTGATAATTTGATCCAAATCATCTTTTTCATTTGAAGCTGAAATTCGCAAAGGTGAATATGCAAAATCATAATACAAACCATCTTCAAGCTTTACTGTGATGCCGTTTGTTGCATTTCTAACTAAACGATACACTTTAGTAAAATTTGGATGTGAAATTTCAATCAATTCAAGTTGAACGATTGAAGATTTGGAATTTAAGAAAAATTCTGTATATTTGCTCATTTTTACATCCTAATTGTAAGAAATTGAAAAACTTCTATCAATTGTGTTTCCTGTTCCAATGGCTTCATTAGTTGCAGTCTTTAAAACGCCATTAACTGTCTTTGTTCCAGACCATTTCAATAATGCGTTTTGATCTGGAGGAACTGTTAAAACAACTGTATTATTGATTTTGTAATAGTCGATTAAAGTTTTAGAAATATCAGTAGTTGGAATATAGGATGCGAGTGTATCTGATACTTGCATACCCCATATAGAAACTCCAATTGTTCCATCTGGAGTATTGGAAGATGTATTTAAAAACATAAATAGTTTAAATGTGTTTGATGCTAATGATTTAAACGAAACTTTCAACCATCCATTTCCAATATCTTGTATATTTATGTTAACATTATTTGGTTTATCATTATAATATGTTTTTGTATTTAAATAAATTATTATTGTCGCACTTCCGGCTTCTGCAAATGCAACAGAAACAACATCCAATCCATTATTTTTTATATAAAAAGAAGCCCAACCGTTAGCGATAGACACACTGGCAGGACCAATTAAATAAGTTCCTGAAGTTTTAGGCGCTCCCGTGTTTGGTATCCATTTGCAAATTTGAGAAGAACCGTCAGGAACAGTTTGATAAGTCGGCGAAATTGTTCCATTTGTCGAACTGTATCCAATTGCAAGCGAATTTGATCTAGGATAATAATTTGTTCTTGCTTCTGTATATAATATCGTAGGCGACACATCATAAACAGAAGCAATTACAGAAGTTGTTTTAATGTATGCACTTGGGGCGCTTCCTTCCTCAAATTGAGCGCCCCAAATATAACAACCGTAATTTGTTATTCCAATGTGATTTAAAACTCCATTATCATCTGCAATATAAGTTTTAACTCTAATTGCTGTTCTAGTCGAAATTGTTCCTGCGATCCACACTCTAATCCAACCATTTCCAATATTTTCCATTCCTTGCGCTGTTTTTACTCCGCTACCATTATTTCCAGATGAATAAGTCATTGTTTGTAAATTTGCATCAATATAAAAACCATCTGCATCAGCAACAGAATCTAGAACAAAAAGCCTAAGCCTAAATCTTTCAGCCGCTTTAACATATACAGAAGCGCAGTAAGTTTTACCGCTTATAATTGTAATTGCATTTGTTAAATATATTTGTTTTGTATTTAAATTTGTATTAGGTTCAAATAATTTGTCTGCTGTTAAGTCACCAAATGGAGAATTAACGGCGTTTGCAACAATACTTAAATATGGTCTGGTAAATCCTGCGTTATCAAAATCTTCTGATAAAATATGAAGATTCGTTCTAGCTCCACCTTGCCAGTCAGTTCTAGTTAATTCGCTAATATTGCTTGTCATTGCTTCATCTGTATTATTCAAATCCTCATCTAATTGAACATTGGTAATATCGTCAAACGATAAACAATAATCTTCACTAAATTCCTGGAATAATCCATATACCAAGCCAGTGTTTAGATTTTCGCTAGTCATTGCAACTGGCTTAACTTCTAGACTACATCCCACAACAAAAGACAAGCCTTTTTGAGACTTCAGACCAAAAGTTTTTGGAATAATATAGCACTCATGCTCTGTTAATTCAAAAGGATTATCAACATACAAATCAAGCAAGAAAGGCAAAGAACCGCTAATCAAAACGGATTTATAAAACGCTCTGATATAGTTGTATTGGTTTCTGTCAAGTGTCCATTGGACATTAAGCCTAATATTCGCGTTTAAAATATCAAGCCTATATTTGCTTGCACCACCTTGTAAAGCTACGCTTAAAACTTCTTCTCCATCGGTAAAAGAATAACCGTTATTATCAGGAGGAATAGCAAACTTTAAAAGAGTCATTTTATCGCCTTCTAGTTGTCATTGTATTTTGATTTAACGATTTTGAAGTAGCGGAATTTGGATTTGCAATTTCAGAAGCCATTAATGAAGGAACGTCAGACCGAATAGCCTTTTTTGCTTCATCGCGTGCAATAACCCGAATTTCATTTCCATTTTGTTCAACTTCAAATTCCTTAGAACTTCCATAATTTTCAATACTAATGTTAACCTTTGCACCTAATAAAGATTTTAAATCAGCTCCATTATTTGCAGCTTCAAGAATTGGCCTATTTTTTGAAGTTGATTCAGCATTGTTAATAAACTCAGTTCCTTTTTCATTCACATTAATTAATTGCTTTCCGCCTGTAATCAAGCCACCGGT